CAAACGCTTTGCTGGCAGCAGGAACACCAGAGAAATATGCTGAAGTAATGGCTAAAATTAAAAAACGTCAAGCAGCAGTATTGAAAGCGAAACAATCTAATGTTGGTGTTCCCAATAGTGCTCCAGAAATTTCCGAGAACTATGGTGTAGATCAAGGTAAATCTTTTAATTTCTCTATACCTGGTAAAGGAAACTACGAAGCATATAAAACTGCTACGGGATTTGAGATCTTTAAGCATGGTGGACTTGGTGCTTTGGTTGGAGCCAAAACAAGAATAGACACAAAAGATGGAGCCAATCCGTGGGCTGTTGCTGCGTTAATGAAAGCGGGAAAAGCACGACAAGAAGCTGCGAAGGTAACTCCTCCTCCAAAAACAGATCAAGCAGCAGCAGTTGCTCCTGCTAGTAAGCCTTCAATAGCAGCATCTTCCGCATCACCACAAACTGGAACACCTATCATGGTAACATCAGCACAAGTAGCATCTGCTTCTACCGCATCTGCAGGAGGAGCACCTACTATTATTAATAATTACTATGGTGGTGGACAACAGCAGGGTGGTGTAAATGGAAACGGTGTTGTTGCTGGTATTGATATGAATGCAGCGGGTCTATCTGCTTTCCAAGATTTAAAAATTAGGACTATATCGTAATGGCAGAATCACAACAGTTTCAGAATGCTACTGACTTTGAATTGAAGAGTGTTTCTATTGCAGCACTTGGAGAGGAGAAGGGATACGAAATTAAGCAAATGGTTGGAACTTTCAGTTACGTTGAGAGTGTTACTAGTCCATTTGTTGCAGCAACTATGACGATTGCTGATAGTGCTGGATTACTCAATGATCTCCCCATTCAAGGTGGAGAAATTGTAAAAGTTGTTATACAATCTAGTATTACAGAAGAACCAATTGAGTATGAACTTACTCTTTGGAAAGTTGCAGGTAGAAATGCAAAAAACAAAACACAATCATATACTTTAGGTCTTGTTTCTGCTGAGGCTTTGAATAATGAAGTAACTAGATTATTCAAACCTGTTTCTGGAAGAGGGGACAAAATTGTTAAAGACGTTTTAGATACTCTGGGAACAGAGAAAGAATTTTTGTCTGAAACAACAGAATTTGAAATAAAAATGATCCCTGCTAATAGGAGACCGTTTGATTTAATTTCTACTATTTCTATAAAGAGTGTTCCAAAAGGTGCTGTTGGATCAACATCAGAAAAGAAGTCTAAGAATGAAAAACAGAAAGTTAATGGAACTGCTGGGTTTTTCTTCTGGGAAACTAAGAGAGGGTATAACTATTTCTCTGTAGATTATCTTATGGATCAGGCAGATGATGCATGGGGACCATATATCGAAAAGATCTCAAATCAGAGTGATGGTGCTGACGAGAGAATGACTATCTCGCAGGCAATGTTTAAGTCTGAGTTAGATGTAATGACTTCTCTGAGAACAGGAAAATACTCTACATTGTTGGTATTCTTTAATCATGCAACTGGACAATATGATGAGTATCATTATAGTCTGGAGGATGCATATGAAAACATGAAGCATCTAGGTGCTCAGAACAAACCATCTATTATACCTGCTACAGACGACAAAAAAATATCTGATTTTCCAACTAGGATTTTAACCTCTCTACTTGATCATGAAAGCTGGTATAATAAACCAGATATTGCATCGTTTGAAGAAAAGGATGGTTCAGAAAACCCAAGTCCTTATTGTGATTTTCATAAACATTTTGCAGCACAATCTTTGATGAGATATGAGATGCTTAATCATCAACAAGCTACTATTGTTATTCCAGGTAATTCTGAAATTTGTGCGGGTGATGCAATTAGAATTAAGTTAGTAAATAAAGGTACAGATGAGAGAATTAATGAAGAACCTTGGGATACAGAAAGTAGTGGTGTATATTTGGTAAGTGAGGTGACCCACACATATGACAGTACAAAATCGACAAATGGTAGATTTGTCACTACACTAAGACTGCTGCGAGATTCTTGTGGTGACATAGAATCCAATCACGGCACTAAATAAAAACGTAGAAGCAATTACTTATGGAAAATATCGAAACTCATATTGCTAAGGACAAAGAGATCCTTGACAATCCTATGACTTCTCCTAACCAACGTCGTCATATTGAAGGAGAACTTCATGACTTGGAAGAATATGTAGAGAACCACAAGGCAGAGATCGAAGGAGGTGATCATCACGATCCAACTGCACTTGAGCTTTATTGTGACCAAAATCCATCAGAACTAGAATGTCTAATTTATGACGATTAATTGATATGGATCAGTTAGTATCGCAGTTGCTCCCTACCCAACGTATTGGTAACGATGGTTTCAATTGGTGGGTAGGACAAGTAGAAGGAACTGCAAGAGACGAAACTAATAACAAAGGCGGTTATCGTTTTAAGGTAAGAATTGTCGGGGAACATCCTGGCGATAGCGAACTCCTTGAAACGAAGGAATTGCCGTGGGCAACTGTTGTGATGCCTGTAACTGTTCCATTCATGCCAGGTAATACTGGTGGAGCACATCCACAATTAGAAGTTGGGTGCTGGGTTATAGGTTTTTATCTAGATCTTGATAGACAGAAACCAATTATTATGGGCTCTATTGGGCAAGTTCCAGGAGCAACTAAAACATTCGTAGAAAGAACACCAGATACAAAACCATTTGTTACTGCTGTCAGGCAATTGAATGCACAAGCAGATGGAAAACCAACGCAAAAAGGAACTAATAAAAATACCGCTACTGGTGGTTTGTATGATGGAACAAAAGATGGAGAAGGTAACGACCGTGTTGCCGTTCCCGCTAGAAAAGTCGCACCATTAAAGAAAGGAACAGCACAATCAGAAGATTGGTGTCAGTCAAAAGCAGAGAAATGTGATAATGACGATATGATGGGCAAAATGTCCACAATTATGTCAGAGTTTATGGCTGCTGTTCAAAACAATGGTGGTGACATCGGAACATATCTTGTCAATCAAGGTTCTGGTCAGATTAGTAACGTAGTTGGTATTGCTAGGAATTATGTAAACAAAGCAATGAGTGTGGTGACTGAGTTCACTGCAAGAGTAAAAGGTTTTATTATTGAAAAACTCACAGCAGCAGTAAATGATCTTATCAAAGCAGTCCTTTACCCGTCAGAAGAAGGAAATGCGTTGACACCAGTAACTGAGTTTTTCAATAATATTCTTAAGAACCTAGGTTGCCAGATGGCAGACCTTGGAGACCGCCTTGCTGGGTTCTTAACTGATATTTTGATGAGTTATGTCAACCAGATTTACAAAGCAGCAGCATGTCAAATTGACGCTTTGGTAAATGGCATTATCTCTAAAATAAATTCATTGATGGAGGGTATCTTAGGAGAAATTCTGGGACCCCTTCAAAGTATTCTTGGAGCAATTGCAAGTCCACTCAACATTCTTGGTGGTGCTATTAACTTTGTTCTAAATCTATTGGGTATTTCTTGCTCGGGTCCAGATAGAACCTGTAGTAAGTATAAAAAAGCATGTACAGATGGTGGACAAGATGAGGAGGGAGAAAATAAAGATTTCTTAGATGATCTTCTCGCAGGTATCGATAACCTATTCCCTGCTACAGGTGCTGACTATACACAATATGTTTGTGATGATGCATATACAGGTAACTCAATTGCTATAACCAAGATTGGGTTTACTGGTGGTGTTCCACAAGGTGGTGGTAAGACAGGTAATATTCCTCCAGGTAAAGAAGGAGAAGAAGGAGATGAAGGAGAATTCGGAAAAGGTGATCTAGTTCCCAAAATTAAGAGAATTAAGTATTACATTAATGATGTAACTGTAAAAGAAGGAGATCAGGCTACTTTCTTAGTTACAAGAAGTGGGTATACAGAAGGATCATCTTCTGTGAAATATAAGACTAGAAAGTATAAAGGAACTGCTACTTTAGACGAAGATTATCTTGGTGTAAATGATATTCTAGGTTTTGCTCCTGGTGAAACTGAAAAGACTATTCAAGTTACTACTTTGTTCTCGGAAGAAAGAGAGCAAGATGAAGACTTCTATGTTGTTCTAAAACCAAATACACCAAATCCCGATAGTGAGATTAGAACGAGCTTTATTAAAAACATTGGTGTTGGAACAATTACGGAGTATAAGATAAATCAACCCTATAATCCATATAGAATTAAACCACAAAACCCACTGTATGAAATTCCAGAGAGTTTTACTTCTGATGTTCTAGAACCAATTCCTGCTGAAGATCAAGATCCCGACAGTGATGGCGATGGATTAAATGATAACACTGGAGAAGCAGTTGATAGTATAACTCCTAGAATTACTGTAACCCCTGATAGAGCAACCTGTCCAGAGGGAGAGTTTATTGTCTATACAATCAATACAGTCAATATTGATAATGGATCTATCTTCTATTACACATTATCAGGAACAGATATCACTAGAGAGGATATTATTGGCGCTAAAATGACAGGTGAGTTTGTTATCAATAATGGTATTGGTAAAGTAACTGTTGGTATTGAAGATGACGGTGTTGTCGAAGACGAAGAAATTTTAAGATTTACTATCAATGGTACTGCTGCAATTGCTGATGTTCTAATTACAACAGCAGCAGAGATTGAAGACGATGATATTGGTGAAGGAGATGATCCCAACAAACCAGTTACCGACTTTGTAGATCCAACTGTAGATCCTATCAATATAATTACAGATCCCAGTGGTGGGATTATTGATATTCCTATTTCAAACCCAGGCGATCCTTGGGCAGAACCTCCATATGTTACCATTAGTGGTGACGGAATTGGTGCAACTGCAACAGCACTATTAGACGAACAAGGTTTCTTAACTGAAATCAGAGTTAAGACGCCTGGTTATGGTTATAAGTTGAACTCTCCATCAGATAACGATAAGAGATGTATTATTGATACTTTTACTTTGATTAGACCAGGAATTGACTATACAGAAGCACCAACAATTTATGTTGATGGTAAAACTGATGTAGCAGAAGCTTTAATTGATGATCAGGGTTTTGTCATTGGAGCAAGAGTTCTTGATCGTGTTACTACTTACAATAGGTTGCCAGAAGTTATCATCGTTGGTGGTAATGGTTTTGGTGCAAAATTAATTCCTTCTCTAGCATGTCTAGATACAGAAGCACTTACTACAATTGGTTCCACTAAGATTGGAACTGGACGTTACGTTGACTGCCCATGACAACCGTAAAACCTGCATCTAGTTATCCAAAAGGGATAGCTAAACCTACTACTCCTAATGAAACACAGGAACTGTCTGATCAACCTAGGTTTCAGACTTGGTACAAAGGAAATCTTACTGGATCTGAGATATATGAAAGGTTGCTGCCAGATAATGAATCTGGCGCATTAAGAATTGATGGTCCTAACTCGGATAATGCTGCTCTCGTATTGGACAGCAGAGGATGTGTAAAGATTTTAACTGGAGAAAAAACTCAAGAGAGTGGCGCTGGTAGTGGTAAACTCTGCGTTAAAACGTGGGGATATCAAGCAAAACACCACAACAGATCAGATTTAGAATTTAATGCTGGTGATGACAATGATGAGAAGCAAGCATTGAACTTAGTTTGCTTTGGTGACTATGTTGAACAGACTATTGGTGGAACAAGATACATCAGAGCACAGAAGATTGTTATTGAAGCATCTGAAGAACTTCTTCTCATTGGTAAGACACAGGTCAACATTCAGTCTGGAGCAAATGGTGGTGGCGCTATCATCCTTAATGCTGGTAGTGTAGAGAAAACAACTAGCAATGATAAAGAAGTTATCTTGGGTCAGAAGATGGCGTTTGGTGTTTCAGAAGACACCACAGTGACCTTTGACCCCCGTGGATCGAAGAACATTGTATCTACAGGTCATATCAATCATAAGGTTCTGGGAGACCTCCAGACGTGGGTGGGTGGCATTGAAAGTCACATTGTTGCAGGTGGTCCTGGTACACCCCCACTTATCAAAGCAAGGGATGCGTCGTTCAGTGCAAAGACTACAGGTAACGTAGACATCTCATCAACGTTGATGACAAATCTCAATGCTGGTGGTATCTTAAATGCAACTGCAGGACTTGGAATGAACTTAACTGCTGGTGCAACCATGAATATCAAGGGCACCATCATCCTACTCAACTGATAAGTCAACGTTATAACACTCATCGGATATCCGTATCGCCAACTGGCACAAGGGGGGGTTGAAACTCCCCTTTTTCGTGCTAAATTACTCTTGTAGCAAATCAGGGAAGTGCCTCAATTAATCGCACCAACCACTTGACGCGCTCTGCTTCATGTGCTACAATTCATTCAACGGAACAAGTCGAGTTCCAATTCATCTGCGGGTATTCATTCCGCAAGTAAAAAGGTATTAAAATGATCAAATCTGTATTCGCAGCAACTGCTGCTCTTTCTGTCTCTGCTGGCGCTGCGTTTGCTGGTCCCTACGTTAACGTAGAAGCCAACTCCGGTTTCACGGGATCCAGCTACAACGGAACCGCGACTGACCTTCACGTAGGTTACGAAGGCGCTCTTGGCGAGAACGCTTCGTACTACGTCCAGGGCGGCGCTACTGTAGTCTCTCCTGATGGTGGCGAGAGCGACACCGTTCCTTCTGGTAAGGCAGGTCTTGGCATCGGTTTGACCGAAGCACTGGGCGCATACGGCGAAGTCTCGTTCGTTGGTAGCGGCGACAGCAACATCGATCGCGGTTATGGAACCAAACTCGGTTTGAAGTACAGCTTCTGATAAATAATGTGGAGACCTTTCGTGCGGTCTCTACAAAAGTCGGAACACCCAAGGGGACCTTCGGGTCCCTTTTTTCATGGTTCTAAATAATTACGTGGAAATGAGTGGCGTATGTTATCTACACAATATAGACTACGACTGGAATTTATTTGTAAACGTATCGCAAATAATGACGATGTAAAACTAGATGATATGATCTGGGCACAGAAACTTGCTAAAGCAAACACATCTGCTAATGAAATGTTAAAGATGGCAAGACGCCAAGCATCTCAAAACATTGAAGAGGGCAGCACAGATGATTTTCTGAATAGGATGGGTTTAGGTGATCCCGATCCATCCAATCATAAAAGGGGATTTACTGATGCTGACGATATTAAGAGTTGGTTTCAACAAGACAAACCTGATGACTGGAGACAACGTGACTGATTATGTCTGTATCCCCATGTGGGATCCTATTTACGAGATGATGCGCTATCATTGGGTTCACAAGTCA